ATTACTTCTCTAGTAATTTCTTCATTAAACTCTGCAGAATTTTCATCTAAGATAGAAAAAGTACTAGCAATTTCCGCGGCTTTTGCTTGTAATTCTTGTTGTGCTTGATTCTGCTGTACTGTTTGACCCATTTGACGTTGTATATCAAACATCAAAGCATCTTTCTCAGCTTTACGTATCTCATTACGTAGTTCAACAGCTTTAGCTGATTCTCCATCCAATATTAACTGTTGATATTCTTGTTCTTTAAGATCAAAGTCATAAGTAGGAGCTGCTTCTTTAGCTTCTGCTTCTTTTTGTTCTATTTCTTCAATGCGTTTTTGCATTTTTTTATTTTTAGCTAATACTTCGTCTAACCTAGACTTAGGCACCATTGGAGCTTTTGGTTTTTCTGCTACAACTTCTTCTTCTTCTACAACTTCTTCAGCAGGAAACTCTACAGTATCTTCTTCTGCAACAGGTTCTTCTGTTTCTGCTACAGCTTCTTCTTCAGCTACTGGTTCTTCTACAGCTTCTTCAGCTACTGGTTCTTCCGCAACTTCTTCGGTAGTTTCTTCAACCTCTGCTACTGCTTCTTCTGGAGCAGCTTCATCTTCAAAATTTAAATCTACTTGAAATGATTCAATATCTTTTTCTGTTTTTACTTCACCACCTGGCATAGCATCCATTACTATGTCATCGGTTGATTTAGCTTTCTTTTTATTTTTAGCCATTATTCACGCCCTCCTGTAGGCTTCATTGCAGCAACAGCGATTTTAGACGCCGCTTGAGTTTCACTTTGTCCAGTTCTAACTTGATTAGTCATTTGAGATAACCTTTCACGTAGAGCTAGTTCTTCTTGTTTAATTGCAATCTTACTCTGTATGTCAGCCATCTTCAATTGTGGATCAATTTCAGAAGTATCTTGAGCTTTAGCCATGTTGAGTTGTGCTTGTGATTGCAACTGTTGTACTTCAGCTTCGAGCTTAGCAATTTCTAGTTGAGTAGATCTAATAGCTGCTTGAGCTTGGAACTGTTGTAATTCAGCTTGTTCTGGAGTTAACGGGTTAGTACCCTGCATAGATCGAATACGCTCTGCAATATTAGCTTTCTGTGCTAAGTGTGAATATTCAACAATTAAATCATCAGGTATAGGAACTCCTACTTGACGTAATTGTATAGCTTCCGCAAATTGTATTTCTTCAAAGGTATCTCTAGATGGAGCTGTGCTTATAATAACGTCATACTCTCCTAGAGTTAAGTCATTAATAACAAACCCTTCGGGAGTCATTTGGTTTACTCTCATTGGTACTCGTGGTTTAGAAGGGTCTTGTTCATCTGTAATCTGTATTAAACGTTCTTCTGTGTAGTATTTTTGCACTAAGTTAAGAACTTTCTCTGCTAAATATTGCCTAGTTTTAGTCAAATTATCCAATGGAACTTGAATCATCATAGCTCCACGGTTTTGTTTTTGTTGTATTGCTATTCCAGAAACTTCAGGGCTATCTGTACCAAGCATAGCGTCACTAATGCCACTAATTTGTTTTATGTTAGCAGCTGCTTTTTGACTTATTCTGTCTAAACCAGTTGGTATTTGGTTTGGAGGTATTTTTGCAGGAGGGCTAGATCCTCTGTTGAATTCTAAAACTAAACCTGTTTCTGCTCCATGTTCTTCTAAGTCATCTGCAGTCATGCCTTGTAATGACCCTGTTTCTACAATCCATCCACTATTCGCTGTAGTGTTTACTATATGTAGTTCTTGTGAGCTAATTTTATTTAATTGTTCTTGGGGTGAAATAAGGTTTCGTACCATACCAAAAGGTTTACCTCTCCTCCAATATGGGAAATAAGGAACTAAAGTAAAGTGGTCATACGGAGACCAGTCATCAAATAGTACTACTGTGTCTGCAGTAACAGTCCAACGCACTTTACGGACCGTTTTTGTAAGTATCTCTAAACCAAAATCGTCTGCAAACTTTTCTCTTTTCTTTTTACCCCAAACGTATGGGATCTCACGCATATCTCCTGTCACACTATCTACATAGAACATACATTCTTTCAACTTATAATATTGACGCTCTATAACACGGACTGCACGTAGCATTCTAGATTCTTCTGGGTTACTTTTATTACCTTGGTTGTATTCTACCCCTGCCATTGTGTCTCCGTATCTGTTTTCTTCATACTCTACAGAGTCCGTACCTAATGCAGAACCTAGTTCTACAGCCACACGAAGTTGATCTGCTTTTTTCTGCCCATAAGTTTCTTCTATTTCATCTAAGCTCATCCACTTAGTTTCAAATATTTCATTCCAATTTTTTGGGTCATAGTCTTTAGCATCAGGGTCAATAACTATGTCTAAAGGATCTTTAGCAGTGATTCGTACCTCTCCTTGTATATGATCGTCAAAATCTACACGAACATCGAACCAGCCTCTATCTTGTATAAGACCATCAGAAAATACTTGTGACTCTACCCAAGACAGTTTGTTGTTATCGCTTATCTGCATAAACAAACGGTCTAGCACATCTGCTACTTCTTGTTTACCTCTACCACGGGGTTTGAAGTTAACATCCATACGTCTAGTACTTTGTTCTCCTAACACTGCATTAATTGTAGGAAGTATTGTATTAATGGTTAAAGCAGGTCTGCCTTGGTCATCTAGAGCAGAAACATCTCCGTGATCCCATTGCTGTCCGCGGTAAAACGCATCGCATTGTTTTGCGATCTCTATGTAATCTAGGTGCCCATTATCACGTGCTCGAACATAACAGTCGTATTGATTCCTAGCTAGTTCGTGTTCCTCTGCTTTACTTAGTTTTTGTTTTACTTTTTTGTATGCCATTATGCGCTCATTGCTGTTTTAACGTTATCACCTTTAGCTATCGTACGTAACCTATCTCTCCAAGATGGTACATGTTCTATAGGTTCAATGTATGTAGAAAACTCTGTCATCATTAAACCTATCCATGCTAAAGCATCTACCTGGTCATCGTGTACTCCATTTGGAAAACGTAATAACTCTGCTATTAAAGGTCCTACCCATAAAGGTTCTTTTGGAAAATATACCATGCCTTGTTGCATACGACCTTGAATTGCTCTAGCTCTGGCCTCCTTATCTCTTCGTCCCGTTTTTAAATCTCTAAAATAAGCTTCATTTAGCCTACGCTCTCTTACACGTTTTTCTAGAAACGGACCTAGTGCCATTTCTATGTGACCTTTCTCTATACCAACTACTCCAGGTCTCCAAGTTTCGTATAAGTCTAAAATTCTTTCTACGAGTTCAAAACCATCCCACTTGCCTCGTACACAGTCTACTACATATAGCCTATCATATTCATCTACTGCTACCACTAATCCTACCGAATAATCATTACGCTCTCGTTGTCCAATTGCTAAATCCCAAGCACAGTAGTAACGAAGCCTAGTATAATCTAAATCAGCCTCATCGTAATAATTAATCATGTCTCTATTAAAATAATCACCCTCGTCTGCTACAGGGTTTTGTTGGTATAGTGCTGACCAATCCCTAGGTCCTATTGCTTTTTGTATTTTACCCAAAGAAGAAACATCATATCTTTCAGGATGTAACGCTTCGCCTTCTAATCTAAATTCTTCGTCTTGTTCCGCAATCGCAGGGTACTTAACTACCTCCCAATCGTCTGCTCCATCAGCTGCTGCAGCTAACAACCTACCTGCTAAATCATCATCGTGCCAACGTGTAAGAATAACAAGTATACCTCCCCCTGGAGCTAAACGTGTGTATGCAGTTGATGTATACCAATCCCAAACTGAGTCACGACTGTACTCAGATTCCGCATCTTCTCGGTTTTTTACAGGGTCATCTATTACAAGTACGTGAGCTCCTTTACCTGTAATACCACCACCTACACCAGCTGCTACATAACCACCACCTTTGGTAGTAAGCCATGACTCAACTGACTGAGAAGTTGGATCTAGGGAAGCGTCACTAAATACATTTTTATAGTTTGGTTCACGAAGCTGATGTCTCACTTTTCTAGAAAAGGACATAGCCAAAGAACTTGAGTATGAACAACTTATAAACTCGTGTTCTGGGTTTCGACCTAAATGCCATGCTGGAAACGCAACACTAGCTAATGTTGATTTACCGTGTCGGGGCGGCATGAACAACATCAGCCTGGGAGACTTTCGTTCCGTAACCGCATGGCTAAACTTTTCTAGACGTTGGCATATGTCTTTATGTACCCAACCTGCTAGATAGTTAGAATCAAACCGCTCTACAAAAGGCAGCATGTGTTTACGTGCAAGTGCACGAAGAGCTAACTCTCGATGTGCTGCAGCTTCTTGTGTAAGTCGTTTATCTTCTTTTTTACTTACTTTTACGGTCGGTTTTTCAACACGTTCAGCTTCGTCCGCTTTACAATACACACAAACACTGTCATCTGATGGATACAGTGTTTCAGGGTGTAAAGCTTTACACCGAACGCATTCTAGTTTGGTAATGTCCACTAATAACTGCTATAAGTCATTTTTTTTCTTTTTTTGGCTTTCTTCTTTTTCTTTTTCGTCATTTTCTTTTTATATGGTCCCATTTTATATAGTCCTTCTTAGTTAATTAACACTTCCACCTTCTTCTAGCTTGTCTTATTCTAGAATTAGGATCGTTTCTGGTTTTTGCAGAACTTCTTTTCAACTGCCCCAATGACCTAGCGCAGTAGGATTTTCTTCTTTTAGCAGCTTTACTGCCTTTCTTGACTTTACCAGTTACAGCGGTTTTGAGCTTAGATCCAGGGTTAGCACGTCTGTACGCAGCTACGCCCTTTTTGGTCATACCTGCCCCCGCCTTAGTTTTACGATAATTACCACCTTTACCAATGGTTCTTCGTATAGCTTTAGCTCTTTTTCTTGCCACGAGTTACTTCCTTTTTTTAGACGTAGACTTCTTCCTGGCTGTCTTCTTAACTATGGTTTTAACGTTAGTGGGCTTACCTCCTGGGTTCCCTGCTGCACGTTTACGTTTAACGGCACTTCTTTTCTGAGCCGCAGTCATACTTTTAGCTTTAGCTTTTGGTACACATTTTGGATATTTACGTTTACTATCGCCTTTGGCTGACTTTCTGCCACAAGGCTGGTACTTTCCTTTCTTTTTTGGAGCCCCAATATCTACCCATTGTTCTTTAAACCACTTGGTTAATCCACCTCTAGGTTTACTAGCCACTTCTATACCCTCCTCCGCGCTTTTTATAAGTCCTAACTAACCAACCATTGGCGTACGCAGAAGGATAGACCTTAAATTTGCGTTTTGCTTCTGCTTT